AGAGGCTTTAACGAAAGGAGAGGAATAGTATTCAGGAGCCCGCGCCTCCTAAAACCGCGAGCAGGGGCCCGTCAACCCCGCCAATGGCAAAAACGCGCAAGAGGAAAATTATGTCTGATAGCAGTGTAATAAAGAAAGATGTTTTAGCGGGAAAAAGGAAGGCGTCACAACTACCACAGCCTTGTGGTTTCAACTTGCTGATTGCTCTTCAGCAGCCCGAAAAGCAGACGGAGGGGGGCATTTTTATCCCCGATGATGTTAGCGACAGAGAAGGAACAGCCTCCATTACGGGAATGATTCTGAAGATGGGGCCTGATGCGTACAGTGATAAGGAAAGGTTCCCCAGCGGTGCTTACTGCAAGCAGGGGGATTGGATTATTATGCAGGCGTATTCCGGCACTAGGATCATTGTTCACGGGCAGGAGTTTCGTTTGATTAACGACGACACGGTCAAAGCGGTCGTTCAAGATCCAAGAGGAGTTAAAAGAGCATGGGTGGCACAGCAAAAGCGGCCCCCGTTGAGGATATGGTTGCAAATGTCTCGTCAGAAGCCGCAGAGCCCATAGAGATTTTGGCTGACGAGGTTGATCTGGAAGTAAGTGTTGTTGATGATACTCCTCCCGAAGATCAGAACCGCCCACCGAAGGCAGCGGATGATAGATCTGAAGACGACGATCTTGACGAGAGTCAGTTCGGCCAGCGTATTCGCAAGAGAATTGATAAGCTGCGCTATGAGTGGAATGAAGAGAGGCGTGCCAAGGAGGGCGCGCTTCGGGAAAATCAGGAGGCGGTTAACTACGCTCAGAGCGTTCAGGGCGAGAACCAGACTCTGAAGCAACAGTTGGCTGACCAACGTAAGTTGCTTTATGATCAAGTTTCCGCCAAGACGGACGCAGAGATTGACGGAGCGAAGCGGCTCTACAAGGAGGCGTATGAAGCTGGAGATGCTGATGCGATTACGGATGCACAGAGCGAACTCTCCAGACTTAATGCAGAAAGGGCACAGTATGTATACGCCCCGGCACTACACCCTGCGCCACAGCAGGCGGCGGTGCCGCAGCAGCCTCAACAACTACCAATACCGCCGCCCGATCCATTGGCGGTGGACTGGATAAAGAAGAACACATGGTTCCAATCACCCGGTTATGAAGAAATGACAGGGTATGCGATTGGACTACACGAAAAACTGGTTAGGCAAGGCGTGGACCCCAGAGGGAATCCACAATATTACGAAGGCATTGACGAATCCTTGCGGAAACAGTTTACAGATCACTTCGGGGAGGCAGCAGACGCTGGTTATGCACCGACTTCCCGTCGAACTCCGGTTGTGGCACCCGCTAGAAGGGGCGGCAAAGCACCGCGCAGAGTGGAATTGAACCAGTCCCAAGTGAACCTCGCTCGCAAACTTGGGTTAACGCCAGAACAGTACGCACAGCAGCTTGTGAAGGAGATGGGCAATGGCTGACGGAACGGAGCGCAAACCAAGAGAAGCAGAAACCAGAGCAGCTTCCGCTCGTGAGAAGTCGTGGGAGCCGCCACAGGTTTTACCTGACCCAACGCCAGAGGATGGTTATTCCTTTCGGTGGGTTAGGACTGGCATTCTTGGCACCGCTGATAATGTAAATGTATCCAAGCGGTTTCGGGAAGGTTGGGAACCTGTACTTGCTGAAGACCATCCAGAGTTAATGCTTGTTTCAGATCGGGACAGCACGTTCAAGGGGAATATAGAGATTGGCGGTTTGCTTCTCTGTAAGACCTCAACAGAGAACGTGGAAGCCAGAAAGAAGTATTACAGTGATATGGCCAAGCAGCAGTTGGATTCTGTGGATCAGAGCTATATGCGGGAGTCTGACCCTCGTATGCCGAAACTCAATGAGTCAAGCACGAGAGTGACTTTCGGAGGTGGCACCAAGCCGCAGTAGGCTGGTGTTCGGTTTAAACTCAAATCCTTTAGGAGGATAGAAATATGGCTACAAGTGCAGCGCCATATGGGTTTCGTCCGATTGGCTTGCTTGGTAGTGGTACATGGAGTGATTCCATTCGCCATATCAGTATTGCCAGTGCGTACAATACCCAGATCTTCTACGGGGATGCTGTCAAGCTTGTGACTTCCGGTACTATTGAAAAGGATGCCGGGACCACAGCGATGACTCCCTGTGGGATCTTCGTTGGGTGTCGTTACACCGACCCCAACACAAGTCAGCTTACTTTCGCACAGCAATGGACAGCCAGTCTGGCTGCTTCCGACGCCTTTGCGTATGTTGTTGATGATCCCAATGTTATATGGCAAGTACAGGCTGATGGCACACTCGCCCAGACTTCGCTTGGCAATAACATTGCTGTTACCCAAACGGCTGGTTCAACGGCTATCGGCACGAGTAAAAACTCCGTGACGATTTCCACGCTGGCTACCACAAAAACCCTGCCACTCCGTATTCTCGGTTTTGTTGATGGGCCTAATTCCGCAGTAGGAGATGCCTTTACAGACATCATCTGCAAGTGGAACTCTGGTGGAGACGCTACTGGCGACTCCTGTGCCTCTCATCAATACCAAGATACGACGGGCATTTAAGGAAGGATTGAGCTATGGCTATTTCACGCGCCCAAATGCTTAAAGAACTCCTGCCCGGTCTTAATGCTTTGATTGGGCTGGAGTATGCTCACTACGAAGCAGAGGACAAAGAGTTGTACGAGACAGAATCGTCAGATCGCAGCTTTGAAGAAGAAGTTGCTTTGGCCGGTTTTGATGCAGCGCCTGTAAAGAACGAGGGTTCTGCAATCGCGTATGACAACGCGCAGGAGAGTTATACCGCGCGGTATAACCACGAAACGATTGCGATGGGATTTGCGATCACTGAGGAAGCAATGGAGGACAACCTCTATGAATCCGTAAGTGCCCGCTATACCAAGGCACTCGCTCGTGCGATGGCGTACACCAAGCAGGTAAAAGCTGCTAATCCCCTGAATAACGGTATGCCCGGTGGGACATATCAATCGGGTGATGGTGTTACGTTGTTTAATACCGCACATCCTCTCGTGTCAGGCGGCACGAACTCCAACACGCCTTCCACGGCGGCTGATTTGAACGAGACCTCTCTTGAGGCCGCGGTCATTCAGATCGCCAAGTGGACGGACCAAAGGGGTCTTCTGATCGCGGCACGCCCGCGTCGGATTATTGTCCCGCCAGACCTGATGTTTGTTGCAACCCGTATCTTGAATACGGAACAGCGGGTGGGTACTGCTGACAACGACATCAACGCCATTAAACATAATGGCACGGTGCCTGAAGGATACCGCGTAAACCATTACTTAACTGATGGAAATGCGTGGATGATTATCACGGATGTTCCGAATGGCTTGAAACATTTTGAACGCTCCCCATTGACTACGGCAATGGACGGCGATTTCAATACGGGTAATGTACGGTACAAGAGCCGTGAGCGTTATTCGTTTGGTGTTTCAGACCCATTGGGTGTCTTTGGTTCTCCGGGTGCTTCATAGGATTAAGGGGGAGGCTTGCCTCCCCCTTTTTCTTTGTTATCTCTGGGATTGAATAGCCCTAGCGACTGGCCCAGCAGACGCTTACGAAGACTCTAGGGCGAAACCTTTCGTAAGAAGGAAATACTTTTATGGCTCGTACAAGCTTCGACGGTCCTGTCCGTTCCCTTAACGGGTTCTACAGCACAGGCCCCGGCATGGTGGTGAACATCACTGCCGATACCACTCTCACTGTTGCCGATCATGCAGGCAAGCTCCTTACGGTAAATGATGCGAATTGCAAGATCACGCTTCCTTCCATCGTTACTACTGCTACTACTGGCTCTGCCGGTCCCGGCGACGATCCCAACACCTTAAACAATCAGGGCGCTATGTTCCGTTTCTACATTGAGACGCTGGCGACTGATCTGGACATCAAGACCGATGGTACTGACAAGTTTGTCGGGAGCATTGGCGTAGGTATTAGTACCAGCACTTTTGAGATTTACTCCCCCGGCGCATCGGATGATGTAATGACCTTTAACGGCACCACTACTGGCGGTATTGTCGGTAGCTACATCGAGTGCACTGCCTTGAAATCGGTGCAGTATCTGGTGCAGGGCGTCCTCGCTGGTTCTGGTTCTATTGCAACACCATTCGCCACTGCGTAAACCCTGAGTCGGGGGGGGGCCTCGCCCCCCCCCCTTTATAGGAGAATCTTATGGCTGACGCTGTAGCGGTTACCACTATTGAGGACGGTGAGCGTCAGCTTGTCGTTCAGTTGACCAATCTCTCCGACAGTACCGGGGAAGCCAAGGTCACGAAAATTGATGTCTCGACGCTGGCAACGAATGCTCGTGGTGCTGCTTGCAACGAAGTTCGCATTCAGGAAGTGTGGGCGCAGGTTCACGGCTTTGATGCCGTGCGTCTCTGGTATGATGCCAG